CATTTGCGCCATCGACATCGCCTTCGTTCCGCGTGCCATATGTTGGGCGAAGTGCAAAAATCAGACCCGTCGGGCCGGACATTGGCTGGACACCCATGACATCAAATGCAATGAGATTAGGAGCAGTTCGTCGCACAAGGCTGATAAGAACAGGGTCAAACTTGGCAACATCGCCCGTGACTGTTTCTGGGGCAAGAGATTCGCCAAGAAGACTTGTCGAACCCGCTCCTGTTACTGATGCTTGTTCTTGAAGAGCTATCTCTTGCTGCTCAAGCATGTGTGCTGTGACAACCTTTCGGTAATTATTCTTGATCTCAGGAAGATCCGTATGGTCAAGAACTGGTTGCCATTTGTTAACTAGCTGTTCATTCAACATGTGTTTACTCCTTAAAAAATCGTTGAATTAGATAATCTCTTCAACAGTATCCTAATGTTTATTTATAAATTATTGATTTTCAACAACAGTTCTTCCAAGCGTACTTACATATGCAGCCATCGTAGAGTTTGGTGGTGCCTCTTCGGTGCCTGCAAGACCATTCTCAGAAACTTCAAACTCTTCATCAAGGGTGGTCGTCTTTCCATGAACTGTCCTTGGGAAATAATTCTCTTTAATTGTCTCAAGAGCAGTTCGATATTGGTCTACATCTTCAAAAGCAACTCCCTCTGCAAGGCCCTTCATCTTCTCTGATTCAATATCAGTCAGTTCATCAGAAAGGCTTGTCAGAATTTCATCCTTTTGAAATCCTTTGACCTTTGAAAAAAGGTCAATATTTTTTTCGACGGTTTCATTGAGTTCTTGTTCCAACTGGTCAACTCGCTCGGCAAGACTGTCTACCACATCGACCTTCTCTTCTGGAACATCAATGTAATGGTCTTCAAACAGTTGCTTGAGTCCACCAATAAATTCTTCGGTAATTTCCGACTTGATCCCGCGCTCGATTGCAAGTTCGTTGTCCTTGATCCATTCTTCTACAACATAGGACAGATAACTATCCACCTTGTCGGTGATTGTGGAAAGGATGGATGCCTCTGATTCCTGCAACTTGGCACCAAATGATGCTTCCATTGATTCCAGTTCAGAATTAATCTTTGCAACCACGGCAGCTTCAAAAATTGTCTGAACCTGTGACTTGAATTCTTCTGAGAGATCATTCTCTCCAAAGATTGCATTAAGGTCTTCTGAAATATCAATATCATCGCTGGTAATGACCGTGCGCTCAATGGAAAGGGGAATTTCAATTGAATCGTCATCCTCATCTTCTTCTACAGCTTCTCCAAGAAGGTCGTCCATGAGCTTGGCATATGCACCTGCCAGCTTTTCGGCATCTGTGTCCTTCATGGTTTCAAAGATTGAACGAATCATTTCTTGCTTGGTCGTGGGAAGGTCGCTCTCTTCGGCCACCTCTTCGGCAGACTCTTCCGCATTAGTCTCTTCTTCTTCATAGACTTCAATTTCGGAAGGATCGTCGCCCTCTCCCTTGGTTTCTGCCCCTGCCTTGACCTTCTTCTTGCTCAACTTCTTGCCCTTGGGTGTGGCGGCCTTTGTTACCTTACCACTCTCAGGAGCAGAACCAGTTGCACCACTTCCAGGCTTGTCTGGAGATTCGGTAGAATCTTCTGCCAATTCGTATTCAATCTCATTTGCAATATCATTTGCAATCTGGTCAATTTCTTCATCAATTGAGATTTCTGCGGTATTTAATTCGGTTGCCATTATATCCATCTCCTTAGAAAGAATGGAAGAATCCAAAGGTTATTCTTAGTTATTTATAAATCCTACAATTTTGACAAGAAGTTTTTGAAGAGATTTATCTTTGCCTCTTCCAACTCCTTCCTTCTTGCTTCCATGTTTACTTGCTTCTTGTATTGTTCTATTTCTTTTTCTCGTATGACGCCATTATCCCAGATCCATTCCTTCCCCTCCATGATACCCTCGACAAATGCTTCTGGAGCAGACGGGTCTGCAACAATATCTGCGGCAGTTGCAAGATAAAAGTCATCTTGAACCACATTGGTTCCACGTTGATTCTTGAGTGAACCCATGCCGCGTGAAGAAACACCCAACTTGGCACCTTCGTCAATGAGATTCTTGACAATCTTGCCATAGGGAGTGTCCATGATCTTTGCCTTGCCAATCCAGTTGTTTCCATCTTCCTTGAGTTCCTTAATCATATGCGAAACTCGTTCAAGGTTGACTACCGGACCATCGGGGTGGCCAAGTTCTCCAAATGCCCTGTTCTGGTCAACATAGTTTCCGATGTACTTGTATACTTCTTTGTTCAGGACTTCTTTGGGATAGATGCGGCCATTGCGATTCTTTTGTTCGGCTTGCATGAACACGCCCTTGATATAATGACTCTTTTCACCTTTGGCATTCTCTTCTGTGACAAACTCAATATTTTCGTCTGTCATGATTTCGGTGATTAGCTTCATTGTTATGCTTCCTCGTCTTCGGATGCAGCTTCAACATCATTCAACCAGCGATTTGAAACTTCCATCTTTTTCGTTTTAAGGGCATCGGAAACCTTAGAAAATAAAACAGAATTTATCTTGTCTGCCATTTCGGAAGGCTTTTCCCCAAGAGCATCTTTGATTGCCGCTTTAATTGTAGTTTTCATTATAAATATCTCCTATTCTTTATTTATATTACTTAGCATCTTCAGCAAGTTGTCTTTGTTTGGCATTCACCAGTTTAATTGTTTTTAATTTGTCTTTTGGGGATGACGTTTCCTGTTGTTGCTGCCTCTGAGGATTTCTGTCGGCACCATTGTTATCTGAATCGTCTTCTTCTTCATGATTTCCAAGAATCGCATCCGGGTCAATATCTCCCTCTTTGACTTCATCGGCAATTTCATTATCTATTTGTTTGATTTCCTCTTCTGTCTGAGAAAGAACATTCTTACGAAGCCATTCTTGAGAATAATATTTGCCAATATATTCATCCATTGTCTGTGCAATTTCCATCCGCTCGCGCATAATTTCCGTGTGCTTGAGTTCGGCAAAGTGTGAATCTTGTCGGAAATTATATTCTACCAACGTCTTGATGACATCCCAGTCTTCTTTGGACAAAATGCCCTTGAGTTGTAATTGCTTTCCGAGCAAATCATCAAACAACGTAGAGAATCGGTAACGAAGTCGATTGACAAACTTACCAAACTTGACTTCATCGCGTGTGATTTCTGTTGCTCGACCCAAAGAAAACGATCCCTCTGGTTCAAGCCTTGAAACAGGAACACCCAATGCCTTGTAGAGTTTCTTCTTGAAGTAGATAATGTCTTCAATCTCTCCAAGATTTGTGCCTCCGGGAAGTGTCGTGATTTCCGTACCACGGCCGCCCTCTCTACGGGGAAGCCAGTAGTCTTCAAGCATGGACATGTGCTTGCGGTCATCACGCACCTCTCCGGTGGCAGTATCATACACGACCTTGTTCTTGAACTTTGACATAATACTCGAAAGATATTGTTCTGCTTTTATCTTTGGAAGGTTTCCGACATCGACATAAAAGATGCGCCTTTCCGGGGCCCGAGAAATTCGATAGATGACTGTTGCGTCTTCAAGCATTTTGAGTTGATTCATGGGCTTGATTGCCTTATGAAGATTGCCCAAAATCATTTTCTTTGTGGGGTCAAGAATACCGGAATGAATATGTGATATGCTGTCCTTCGCAATTCGCAGGCCAGTTTGATCGCTGCTGCTACTATATCCAACTCTTGGGGCAATGCCGCCCGGATAATACAAGTAATATTCAGTTACATTCTTGGGCAAAGATACCAATGATTTGTTTTGAGAATTCTTTCCCTTGACCTCGCGCACCTTTTTGACTTGTCTTGGATCAACCGGGCGAAGTTCTTGAATACCATCTCTTGGATTCTTGGTATCAATCATTACATGATAATATAATCTTCCATCAACATACCACTTTTTAAATATGTCATAGGCAAATTCATGAAAAGAGAGCAAGCGCAAAACTTCATCAAACTCATCTGAAATTTTATTCTTGATTGAGTCTGGAATGTCAATCCCACCAAGAGAAATTGCAACAGGAGACTTTCCTTGCTCTGTGATGACTGCTTCATTTATAATATCATCAATGGCAAGCTCGACCTCTGGGTTCATGGACATTTCGCGATAACGAGTGATTAACTCAATTTCATCCTTGACAGAACCCTCAAGATCAAGATACGTTCCATAGGCACCACCAGTTACATTGGGCGCCGACTCTACGGTTAATGCTGCATCAAGATTTTCTGGAAGAGAAAACGATTGAAGACGTTCTTCGGGAACATCTTCTTTGTCCCTTCCAATTGTGAAGCCTAATAATTTAATTGCCATAAAATGTAGCCTCTCCAGCAGGGGTGGATTGATATATAATACCTATATGTGTATATATGTTCCCCTGCCGGATAGGTTTTGATTAGGTTGTTTGTGTCTTGTCGTCTGCAATCTGCCAGTAATCATATTGCCATGTGACGGCAAACTCTTCGACTGCATCATTTTGATCCCATCCTAATTCAATGGCTGCAACCGAGGAAGGCCAACAATTAATCATGGTAATCATTTTGGCAACTTCACCCTCTTTCTTGTAATGCGTCACCTGTGCATCAACCTGATAATCATTTCCTGCAATAGTCCTCAAGTTTTCGCCATGTCCCTGGATGGAATTCATCCAATTGACAAGCCCGGCATGAATGGCAAAGTCTTCGTCATTAATGACAGTCGTTGTCCATTCGGCAAACGTTCGATTGCCTGCCAACTTAATATTCCTACCAAAGTAGGGAACTTCAACAAGACCGATGTCTGCTCCGGGAATCTGGGCACCCTTGCACATAAAAGTCATTTTCTGACCCGCTTCGCCGGGATTTACTGCACCCGGAAAGGGAATCGTGACCTCATATAGATTGGGTCGGGCACCCTGGCCAACAAGCTCGGCTCTGAAATTATTAATTGAAAAAGGCATTATTTACTCTCCTTGATATGTATCCTAATTCTATTTATGCTCTAATCCTTAGAATTTGCCTACAACTTCTGAGAAATCAACCCCAGTCTTGACGGCAATAAAGTTCAACTGAATGAAGTTGATTGAGCGAGCAGGTTTGATGTAAATATCACCAACGAATTCATTTCGGTCAATGACGCTCCCCGGATTGTTTGTTTCGTCACACACAACCTTGAACTCATTGATACCTCTTCGACCCTTGACATCCCGAAGGAATGGTTCAACCATGTTTCGGAATTGAGCCCGAGTGAACTCGTCATTGAATTCAAAGAGTGAGAACTTGGCGGCAGTCGAGATTGCCTTTTCCAATAGGATGAACAATCGTCGGACATTGATTCGGTCAAAGGCACTTGGCTTGCTCTGAGAGGTCTTGTCCCCATAGAGAAGTGTTCCTTGGCCCGGGAATGTCACAACGGGGTTCACTCCATTCTTGTATAGTTCGTCCCGATGTGCCTTTGAAGGGTTGTATGCCAACTTGACAACGTTCTTGATTTGACCACGGTTGTATCCGGCAGGACTCCACCATGTATCTCTTGTGTTGTCCGTCCGTGCAGTCAGACCTGCAATGTCGCCATTCAGAGGAACCCAACGATAGACATCATTGTACTTGTCATACTGATACTTCCATCCACTATCGCAGAATGCATAGGATGTATTTTTGTTGATTTTATTGGGCTTGAATCCTGTGAGTTTGTTGGTAACATTATCCAGGGCGGTGGCAGCATCGGATGCCTGTACAATATCCTCCTTGGTGGGAGAATAGAATGTTACGGCGTCCTTGCGCGTGGTTGCAATATCAATTGCATACTTGATATTGGTTTCTCGGTCGCCTTCGCCAGAAACCGATGCGCCGCCCGCTCCTGCCATGATTAAGGAAACATCTTCTTGGTCGGAATCTGCAAAACGGTCATATCCAGTCTGGAAGGTTGCCGCAGAAAAGTTTGCGGGTCCATCTGATCCTCCTCCGAGTTTCAGAGATGCCCGACCGGCGGCAGTATTTCCAAACGTGGTGCCGTCTGCCGCAAGCGTTCCATAAGTGGCTTCGGTTGCCGCAGTTGCCGACGCAACTCGAATATACTTAGATTTGTTATTAATTACCGTCTTGAAGTAAATATTGTCTCCGGCATTATCTTTTGCATCCGATGCCTTTGAAAGAAAGGGATACAATTCCAGCACACCGTTTGCAACACCAGAAAAGTGCCCAAGGGGAGAGTCAATGACTGCAATATGCAGTTCGTCGCCAGTTGCACTACGGTCGGCTGCCCAATCGGATGTTCCCGGAGCATCAGAGAAGTATGTGTTTGGCCACCAATTGGAGAATCCGTTTGCCCCGTTAATCGTTCCGGCATGGTCACAGAGTTCAACAGTCAGTTGATTTCCAAGTTGCCCTGGATACTTGGCAAAAAAGGTATTGCTTGTAGGCTCATTTCCATCAAAGTCTTCATTATTTTTGATTTGAACTCCTGTCCCTAAAGAATTTTCGTGGGCATTATATGCCGTTGTGGGAGCAACGCGAACCAGTCGCAGGGCATTTGAATACGCCAAGAAGTTTGCGGCAGTAAAAAAATCAACATCGGTATTTGAATCGGGCTTTCCAAACATAGAAACGAGGGTGTCTTCTGAGTTGACCAGAGTAACCTTGTCTACGGGGCCCCATGTGAACCGTCCTGCAAATGCACCGATGGCAGTCGAGACTGCGGGGATGACAGTCGTCAAGTCAATTTCAGATACATTTACACCGGGGGAAACTTGAAATGGCATTGTATTTTCTCCTTTGAGGATATGGCAAGCTCAAATGACCATAAACTAATTCCTGAATATTTATAAAAAAGGAGTTTTTCATTCAATCATTTACATGAAACCAAACTTGCCCGTCGCCATCCGTAAATGTTTGTTCTTCCATTCCGGCATCCACAAAACCAAAAGGTAAAATATCTTCTTCCAATAGTCGCATCTTCTCTTCTAAAAGTTGTTTTCGGATGTCAAGGTCTGTGATGTCCTTGAAATGTGGCTGAGAAGACAGCCATGCAAACAACAAAAGCGTCATCACAAGATCATCATGACATCCGACATCAGCTTCGTATGACCCTGCCTTGGAAACAAAAGAACTCAATTCTGAAATGGTATCAAAATCATTGACAATTAATTTACTCTCTTCGATCAGACTTTTGAGCATGGAACATCCGACCTGTTTGACTTTCTTGGACATGGTGAGTCCCAGGTCTGTGGTGCCTTTGCCGAATCCAGAATCAAATACTTGCCCTGCGCGGCCGCGTGTGGAAATCATCACAATATTTTCATATTCAATTTCATTGTGGAGAATGTCGGCAACCTGTTTTCCAATTCCATTGACTTCCACAAGAACATAGGCTTGATTAAATTTCTCAGCCACCGATGCAATGACATTAGGATATATCAGAGGGGTAATTGAGGCATTGCGATACTAGGCACCCTGTTTATACGGAAACTCTGTTGCATCAATGACAGAGAATGCAGAATAATCAAGGTCTTCTCCG